CTAATGCGAACTTTGAGTCGTTTGCGTTTACTTTTGTTTAGTGTTAACGACAACTCTGTCGGATCGTCCATCTTTGTACTTATTGCCCTGTCGAATCTAGAACAGGCCCATCATAAAGACTCTTCCAATCATTATGTAGTTCGAAATAACTACTCCAGATATCTTTATGGTGGACCTGAGGGGATTTGCACCCCTGTCCAGAACTACTTTCTATTAACTTCGTACGATCATACAAATTGGAGACTAACGAATCTATCTCCAATGTCTTCTTTAAATCGTTCTGCATCGTTTAACGTCTTGAAAATCATAAAAAATGTTGCAAAAGAACCTGATTTATATTTAACTTTATACATTATTTATACCCTTATCTCAAAAGCCCACCTATGGATTATACTGTAGATGCCACTACTAATCCACTCTTTCTTTCATAGAGGTCCCGAAAGTACATCAAGCGCTTTACATGGGTATTTCTACGTTCAACAAAGACCTGGGGCTCTTCATCGTCTATTGCAATTGCAACTACAGTTTGTGCAACCGGGATCTTAAACTGCTCTTCAAACATAATAGCATAAGCAGAACATTGCATGAAGTAATTCTCAATATCTTTACTATCTTTAAGTCGTTTAGATGTCTTAAAGTCAATAACAGACAGTACCCCATCAAATTCTGCTACACAATCTACAGTACCCGCAATACGCAAATGATCGGAGTACATACGTAACTCTTGAGCATATACGTTATTAATTCTATGTAACGTAGGTTTAAATTTATTAAATAGTTCTTGGTCTAGAGGGCTTTTAAACTCAGGCTTCTTATTATCTATATACTGTTCGCATAGAGTATGAATACGGGTACCGCGCCCAGAAGCCGTTCTGGATATTCTATTAGCTTCTTCTTCTCCCACCCTTTTACGCCACTCCATAATATAACCTATATTGTATGCGGCCAGAACGGTAGTAATGGAAGGGTACTTATTGCCTTCTGGAGTCACATAGTATCTAGTACCATTTTCATTCAGTTGTTGTAGTTTAGGGACTTTACGGTCAAGCTTTACATGATTAAACATTTTTATTTGTTGACGTTAATATTACCTGATAATGATATCCTTGTACCAGGGGATGTATAAAACGGGTAAACAACGTGTTGTAATTTAGACGGAAATAATAAAATTTTACCTACCCATTCTTCACTTATGCAGAGGTTTTGCGTCATTGGCGCACCTAGTATTGAAGTAAAAAGAAATTGAAAGCATGATGCGTATCCACCAGTAGATATTTCATCTTCTATTTTGTAAGGTATATTTAACCAGATTACAAAACTATACACCCCATCGTGTAAGTGAAACGGTACAAATTCGTATCTTTTTTGATGATTAAACCACGCCGACTCTAATTTAAAAAAAGATACTGTGTTTTCAAACACCATATTTTTTGACTTAGTATACCCAAACTCATCTTCATATGAAGGTATTAAGCTTAGGACAAATTGTTCGAGTTCGTTCCAATTTTCTTTTAAAGAGAAATGCTTAGGTATACCAGTACCCGATAAACCAGATCTTATAATTTTATTATTATCTGAAGCGTTAACACCTTCGATTTGAAGACGTTCTAAAAAATTACTTGGAATTGTAGCTTCTAAGACTCCGAAGTTTTTAAAATAATGAAGTTTTTCACCTGTCATAATGTAAGATATTTTAATGGTGTCCTGATAATACTTCAACTGCGTGGGCAAAATGTTTCTTACGGTCTTCTAAACCAATAGTACCGCCGTTAATCTTTTTAGTCATCGTAACAAAGTCACCAGAATCGGCGTACTGGTTAAGATTGTTCTTATGCCAGAACCAGCAGGCAGAGTGAATAGCGTAATAGGCATCTAAAAGAATATCTGGATTCTCAAGCAACGTTTCATCCTGGAACATAAACCTAGAACAATTACGGTAGTTATCTTTACCAGTCAATTGAAGGAGTCCTCGGCCTCTGAACTTCCACCCGTCACCAGATGACTCAGGCCCGTTACCCATCCTACCACCATACGACTTATTAGCGATAAGTTCAGGCTTACCAGCATATTGTTCCGCCACACCGGCAGGGTACCGTTGAGGCCATATCCTTGTCAATGTGGCTGCTTTGTAGTTAAGGTTCTCTTCTAGCATAGAAAAGCCCCCAGACTCATGCGCACATTGAGCAATGAAGGAAGCAACCCTTGGTACGGTTGTAATATTATACTGGGGTAAAGCCTCACACATACTTTCATACCAATCATCAGGACCCCCTAAAGCGCGAGGTAATAATTCTCTTACGTGATTTTCAGTAAATTCGAAATCAAAACTCATTTGTACTCTCTTTTTTTAATGGGGTAGTTAAAGGGTGTGTAAAATAAAGCATGTCTTTATCTGTTATTTTTTTGACTTCACTCATAATACTACCACTTTCTTTGTAAAATGGCTCAACAAATGAATCTGGGGGTATGATATCTTCACCAACAGTTCTTAATGCATGAATACACCCGCATACGGTATTATCTTCTAGTGCAGTTAATCTATGAAATTTGTCTTTTTTAACAAAAACCATATCAGGTGCTATGAATACTTTTGAAGCTTCGACCTCTTCAGAGTCGTTTAATACTTCATATAATACAGACCCATTACTTACCAGGGTAGCATGGTCAAATACATGCTTATGTCCTTTTTCAATATCGCCTTTTTTTTCAAAATGCATTATTCTTGTAAAAACATTACTTAAAGCAATAAGCTTAATACTCGGTGATGCCATTAAACTCTCCTATTATGTATTGATCTATCTTCAACAAATTCGATCATCTTCTTACCTGTTTTTTCAAACACCAAACTATTCATTCTACCAACACCATTCCAAGTAGCCGGTTCAATTAAGAAGTCAGGGTCTACAATCTCTTCATCCATAGTACGTACAGCGTGAATACAGCCACAAACAGTATTGTCCTCTAACGCTGTTAAACGATGTTTTTTATTTTTATCAATAAACACCATGTTTGGCGCGTAGAACTCTTTAGAAGAAGTAATGTTAAAATTATCATCTAAAGTTTCTACTAAAACTGCACCGCTACTTACCAGGGTAGCATGGTCAAATGTATGTGTATGTCCAAGCTCCATATCTCCTTTGTGCTTGAAATGCATAAGTCTACTGTAAATATTACTTAATGCTATAATTTTAATTTCTGGTGATGCCATGTAATTTCCTCCATAATTTATCTATCACAAATATCTTCATATCTAATCTTAGCTAATATATAGTCTTTAACTAAAGAGCTTCTAACAATATCATCGGCTTCGAATTCAATTTTAGTAAATGCACCCATGTGGTAAGCAATATCAAAAAACTTAAGAATACCACTTACATCGGTCTTCTTCTTATTTAGGTCTGTTTGTCTGTAGTCACCGCACCATATAATCTTTGATCTATAACCTACCCGGGTCATAACAGTATCAATCTCTTCAAAGTTCATATTTTGCATCTCATCGACAATAATAATTGCATCATCGAATGACATACCACGAATAAAAGATGTTGAAATAAATTCAATATGACCTTGTTCGGCTAACCTATCGTATGCATCTTTTCTATCAAACAAGGTAGCGCAAATTTGACGATATGGTTGTTGATAGATATCCAACTTCTCGTCAATATCTCCCGGTAGGTGACCCATCTCCCTGGATTGTACTGCCGAACGAACTATAATAATTTTATTAAAAGGATTTGTCTTATCTAATACTTCTTCTAATGCCTTGTATACTGCGATGAATGTTTTTCCTGTACCAGCAACTCCGTGAAGTGCTAAGAAATAATCGCCTCTTTTATATGCGTCGTAAAATAACCTTTGATTATCTGTTAATGGCTCAAATGATTTTAGGTGATCTATTTTTAACCTAAGTGCATTTGTTTGTTGAACTTTTGAACTTGTGTGTCTTTCCTCGGTGTCGTGAACAATAGGAAGTTTCGCAGCTCTTTTAGTAGACATGTTTCCCCTTAAGAAAATAAAAAAGG